ATCGTAAGAACTCTGATAGATTTGCCATGTCTCTACGCCTCTAAGGATGGTTACGACATAGTTACCGACAATGAAGAGGAACGTCTGGCTATCACAAAGCTTTTCGATGATATAAATATTGAACAAATAATATATTCATGGCTTAGGAATGGTAGAATCTTTGGAACGTCCTATTTAGAATGGACTGGAGATAATCTAGTATTACGTTCATCTCAGAACATGTTTGTTCAAAGAGATGATAATGGTCAAATATTGTATTATTATCAAGATTTAGGTGATGAAAAGGAATCTGTGAGGTTCGAGGAAGATGAAATTGTGGAATATAAAAATAACCCCTTCGATGATTACGCTTATGGTCTTAGTGACATCCATCCAATTCTTTATTTGGTTGACCTTAAAGATTATGCAGAACGGGATATTGGCGCTGCTCTCAACAAATACGCTAATAGTCGGTTTGATATTAGCGCTGGACTCCCCGATATGCCTTATGGTCCTGATAAGATTAACGAAATTGTATCAGCCTTCAACGGATTAGAACCCGGTGAAGATATTATACATGGAAATGATATAGAAGTGAAGGAATTACAAGGAACGCAAAGAGCATTTGAATATGGTAAGTATACAGATGACATAATGATGAAAATGGCAATAGCCATGAAAGTTCCTATGACAATGTGGGATAAGCCTGAACAGGCAAGGCCTATATTTGAACCATACGTAAGACATTTGCAATCCGCAATAGAAGCAGCAATTAATGCGCAACTAATGCCCCAAGTAGAATCTGGAGAAGCTAAATTCAGATTCCGTCAAATGAATGTCGATGATGCTTTCTTAAAAGCTAAGACAGATATGATATACCTTTCTGAGGGTGTTCTTTCACCTCAAGAAGTTAGATTGGAACGAGGTCTGAATCCAGACGGCGTGACAGAAATGCAAGAAACCGCAGAGAATGCAAACATCTCTGGAGGAAAAGACGAAGATAAGAAAGAAGAGTCTGCAAGGACAGAGAAGCGTGTAGGTAATAAACCAAGCGCTAATACTACGGGGGATAGAAAAGAATGAGCGATAACTACGTATACGAGCGGTGCTTAATAGACGTAGCACCAGTGCTGAAGAAGCGCGGAGTAGAGAACTACAAAGAGATTGCGGCAAATTTATGTCGCATGAGGGTAGACGAGGGAAACTTTGAAGCAAGAAGTTTTGCACTCGATACTGCCGGGGACAACGAGACGCAAAGATATTTTGCGCCAGAAATAGGTGAAATGACTACTACGGATGACTATATAGAATTCCCTGTAGTTGCTATAACTTCAGGTCCCCACGACGAAGATGGAAACCAAAAGGTTTTTATAGAACCAACCATCTTAGAAGAAAATATACAAGCTTTTGAAGAACTACCAGTATATTACAATCATCAAAGAACCGACGACGACCTCTTAGGCAAGGCTATCAACCCCAAACTCGTTAAACTAGATGATGGTAAAATGGCTATTGAAATGTTGGCACGCATCCATAAGGATGCAGCAAAAGCAAACGAAGTGTTAGAGAAATTGGAAAACGGTAACATGACGCATGTAAGTATTGACTGGTTTTCTAAAGACATTGATGTCTTGGGAGAGCCCTTTGCTACTGAAATACGTCCTGTTGAGGTGAGCTTCATTGATAATGAGACTCGCACACCCGTTTGTGAAGCATGTACGATTGGAAAGGAATGTGATGAACACCGTGAATTCGGTGAAAAAGAATCTTGTGGCTGTGGTGGTCATAAAGATTCATGTGCCTGTGATACACACGGGACAACCAGCGAGGAAATAACTATGGCAGAAGAAATAGTAGAAAAAACAGAGTCTGGAGCTGATAATATCGTAGAGCGTGAATTCGCAGCTATGAGAACTCAGTTAGAAGACATGAAAACTTCCTACGGAGAATTGAACGCCAAACACGAAGAAGCACTCGCTATGATTACCAAGTTTGAAGAAGGAGAAACGCAAAGAGCAGAAGCAGAAGCAGACGCTCGTAAAGTATCTTTCGTCAACACAATCATAGAAAAAGAGGCTCTCTTAGGTAAAGTCAATGACGATACTAAGAATACGCGTGCAGAGGAGCTCACGTCTTGGGACGAAGTTAAGTTAGAAGGTTTCAGCATCGCAATGGAGTCTATGCCCGTACCAGAAGAGGCAGAACGCACTTTTGGAAAAGGAAAGGCTCATAGTGATGAGGAACAACCCGTAGAGGGTGAAGTCGAAGAACAACGCATGTTTGCGATGGAAAACGGCAAAATTGTTTTCAAAGGAGAACAAAAATAGGTAATTAAATATGGCAGCAGGAATAAATATATTAATTAATGACGGTGGCGCACCAGCTCGAATAATGAAGCTGGGTAACGCGGCAGCGAACATAGACGCAGGGACGTTTGTCGGTTTACATACGGATGGTAAAGTATCCGCTACAACTCTCGACCCAACTCCCGTCAACAGTAGAAGCATAGGCGTTTTACTAGTAGACGCAGTAAGCGGAGAACCAGCATCAGTAATAACCGGAAGTGGCTTAATGTGCTTTGTAAAAAGTTCAGGAAGTGTCGCAGTCGGTGATTCGATGAGTCACGATGGAGACGGTTTAGCCGTAACCAACGCAGTATCTGATGAAGTTCTCGCAGTAGCATTAGAAGTCGGTGGCGCAACGCACTCAGGCTTTACAAAGGTGTTACTACTTTAAGTAGGTGATTATTATGGTTACAGCAAAAGATGGATTAATGACTTCCAATCTCAGTGCAACCGCAAACCGCGTACTTATTGATTACAAAGACGCAATTCAGGACTACAAAGTTACTGAAATGCCTGTAATTAACATGTTCGCAGAGCGATTTACCACTGACACTGGAGGCGACGTAGATATTACGTTCGCAAAACCTAGCATGGCGCTAGAACAGATAGAAGAAGGAGATACTCCGAACTACCAACACACCGACTTAAGAAACGAACGTGTTTCAGTCAAGGAGTTTGGTATTGCGGTAGGTGTCACCCGACGTATGCTTGAAGACTCAAGGTTTTCGGAAATGGAGCTTGCTCTAAACGAAGCCCGAAGAGCCGTCGAGCGTCACGTAACACAGCACTTTATATATACCGTTTTCGGTCTATACAAAGCAGTATATGGTTCAGGATACAACGGCGGCACAATTGGCGCTGGTACAACTGAAGCTAACATCACGACATTCGCAGACTGTACACACGGTGGTTTTTATGGGTCAACCCCAACAACCGGCGGAGATGCAGTAAGGATTTACGACTACGGTGAGTATAGTGCAGCAGATTTGGCAGCCCTTGGGCCAAACACTGGTTCACACTACTTCGCAGTAGGAGAAGGCGGAGGAGCTGATGCAACTGGTGATTTAGAACTTACTAACATAACAGCTGCAATGGAACTTATACAAGCAAAGGGCTCAACAGCAGATACGCTGATGATTTCCCCTTCACACTATAAGACTCTATTGAATATGGCAGATTTTACTGCGCCTTTCGGCACAGTAGAAGCTGGTGCAGCTCAAAAAGGTGGGTTGGATTATGTAAACAGCGTATCAAAGTCTGGACTTGTCGGACAATTGTACGGTTTGAATGTTTATATGAACCATTACATACCAAAGGACCGTTTCGGTGTTTTTGATATGTCAATCAAACCTGTGGCATACGTGGAAAGACGTGGCCTTACTGTTGAAGAAGCTAACCCCGGATTCGGAATAACTGGTTCTTACATGTCCATGAGATATGGATTGAAAGTTATCAGACCTGAAGCTGGTGTTATCGTCATCGGCGATTAGATAGGTACCTTCTAGGTTTAGAATTTTGGTTTGGGTGACACCAACAGTCAAAGTCACCCACTCGAATGACATGAAGTGGAAATAATTCGGAGAGTAAACTCTATGCGCAACGAGAAAAAGGCAAGAAAAATTGCAGAAAATTATGGTTTAGACCCCGCAAAGGCAACCAAACCGCATCCGCTAGTTATGGACGATAGAGTAATCTCTAAACAATATATAACAAGAAGAGTGGATTCAAAGGTTGATAACACAGTTTTCGGTGCATCTTGGGATGATGTCACAGATGTAGCCCCAAGTAAAGACGCTCTTTATGAATATTTAAATTCTTTAACGACATACTCTGATGTATGGACTAAAAAAGAAGATACCGTGTCTAGTAACGTC